GGTTTGCCTACTTTGCCATCCCGGCCCTCGACGGGGATCGCCAGCGCCTTGGAAAGCGTGGTGTGCAGGGCCTTCAGGGGCTCATCGACAGGCCACGCCCGGTAGTAGGAGTTGGGGTTGCCGTACTGCGCATGCTTGGGGTCGGCTGCGTCGTACGTGTTCCCGGCCGCCTCCAAGTGGATCGGGGCCCAGTAGCGGGCGATCCCGGCGGCGATGCGGCGTCGGGTCTTGTCGGCCATGGGCTTGGCCCGGTCCCCGATCCTGTGACCCCTCAGCGTCCAGTCGATGATGCTGGACGCGGGCAGCCAGCCCGGCTCGACGACCTGGTTGCGGCACCTGGCGTTCGGGCACCGGTACACGTACTGGGAGCGGTACCTGCCGACCCCGTTGTTGTCCGGTCGTTTCCATGACTGGACGGAGGCCACGACCTGGTCGCAGGTGGGGCAGAACGCTTTGGGGCGTTGCATAGACAAGAGGTCCGGACGGCGGTTGCCCTTGCGGTGGAACACCATGTAGAGCCGGTCCCGGGACTGCGCCGCGGGCAGCCCCTCGGCTTGGGCGTGCATCGAGTTCAGGGACACGACCTGATGGTCGTAGCCCAGCGAGTTCATCGCGAGCAGCCAGGCCCGGAACGGCAACCAGCTCGCGACCTCGACGACGTTCTCGACGATGACCGCCTGGTACTGGTGGTACTCGGTGAACCGGACAACGTCCCACATGGTCGCCCGACTGCGCTCAGCGGCCTCGTCGGGGAGCTTGTCGCCGAACAGGCCGCCCTGCAGTGCGTCGAGCTTCTTCCCCCTGGCGGGGGAGTGGAAGGTGCAGGACGGGGACATCCATGCGAGGTCGGTTTTGGGGAAGTAAGCCGGGTCGATCTGGGAGATGTCCGCGCAGATGTGCATGGCGTTCTGGTGGTTCGTGTTGTGGGTGTCGACCGCGAGCTGCCAGTGGTTGCTGGCGACCTTCACCTCGACGCCAGGGATCTGTATGGCACCCGTGGAGGAGCCGCCCGCGCCGCAGAACAGGTCCGTGAGAGTCAGGCTCATAGGACGACGCCGTCGAGGACGAGTTCCAGGCTCACGCCGAGGACACGCGCCCAGGAGTAGACCATCTTCAGTGGTGGGTCGGTTTCCCTTATCTCCCACCGGCAGAGGCAGCTTTGGCTGATCCCGATGCGGGCGGCGACGGTCCGTTGCGTGAGTTGTTGGCGTAGGCGTTCGGCGTGGAGGTTGTCGATGACGCCTGTGGGGCCGCTGTTCATGACGCCGCCTCCTGCCGATTGTCCGGATGGCTGACGTAGGCCTTCCATGCGCGGGCGACGCCACCTGAGCCGGGGAAGAGGTCCAGGCTCGTGCTCGTCGCGTTGCAGCTCAGCCAGCGTCGGACGATCGTCCACGTCGTCGGCGGACCGCATCCGCTGGCCACACAGGCATCCTTCGGCGCAGCACGTCGGGCTCGGGTCGCCGTCCTCCTCAATGTCGTGCAGGACGGCGCCGTGCGGGCATCGCGGCTCGTTGGGGCAGAGCCACCACGTCACCCCGTCCTTCGCTGCCATCAGGACTTCAGGAAGACGCGTAGCGGACCTAGTTGGAGAACATGGGTCCTGTCGATGTTGTACGAGCCCCACCGCCAGAATCCGACGTTGAGGAAGACCTCGAATCGCCCGACTTCGTAGGAGCCGTTCTTGGTTCGTCTCACGGCCTTCATGACGGCAACAGCTTCGGTACGAGCGCTTCTGCATGACAGCTTCGACAGGTGAAAAGGTCCTTCGTCACGGCGTGAGTGACGTGCACGTCGGGCAGTGCGCAGCCGAGCTTGTGTTGCAGGCCCGGCGCGTGTTCCAACTCGCCGGCGTGGCCGGCCGCCTTGCATGGGCAAGGCGCGAAGTCGTCAGCATGGTCATCCCAGGTCACGTCGTTGCACGTGCGGTGCTTTCCGGACCAGCACTCCGGGCACGGCGGCAGGCTCACCGCTGGTACTCCGGAGGTTCCTCGAAAGGGGCTTCGACGATTTTCTCGAGCCTCTCGATGCACATGGCCGCCTCCGTCTTCGACAGCTCGTGGCCGCCCGCCAGGGGCCGGTTGACCTGGTCGGACAGGTAAGCCAAGGAGGCAACCTGGTCATCCATCCCCGCTTCGCGCAGCAGGCCGCGGAGCCGGATCCACTGCTGTTCGTTGATGGCCTCCACGCCCGGGGCCGGAGAAGCTGTCTCGGGCGTGGAGGTGACTGGCTGGGCCACGGCCGGGGCATTGGCCGGCGGAGCCTCGATCTGGCGTGCCGCGACCAGGTCGGCCTGGAGCTCGCGGCCGGAGTGCTCGTCGGCGGCCAGCGCCCGGATCAGCGTCGTCGACTTCGGCAGCAGCTTCACGAGCTGGCGGACCGCGGTCTTGCGTTCCATCCAGTGCTGCGGGTCGGGGATGTCCCCGTTCGGGCCGACCTTCCCGTTGCGCAACGTCTTGACTTCTTCGGGGGACAGGACCACGAACGCTTTCGCGCCGGTCGTGAGCCTGGCCACGGCGTAGTAGGCGGTCACCTGGCCCCGCTCACCCTTGGCGGGCTTGTGGATCAGGAACGGGTCCAAGCCGTAGGCGTAGTCGAACGCGTCGGCCTCGTACACGGCCTGGGCGTCCAGGTGCTGCGCCAACGGGTGCTGGAAGTACAGCTTCGCCAGGCCGACGTAACCAACGATCAGGGTGCACTCCCGCTTGTACGGGACCAGCCAGGCCTCACCACCGACGTTCGGTTCGAGGCCGAGAGCCGAGGCGGTCAGCAACGCACCCGCGAACGACTCAGGGGAGCACTCGGCGAGCTTCGGGGTCTTGCGGAGGGCGGTCAGCGCGAGCCGGGCGATACGGTCAGCGTCCATGCCTTTGGGCAGGGCCCGGGCGATCTCGGGTTGGAGCTGCGCGATGAGTGTGGCGATGGACGGGCGGGCGTTCTGCTGCTGTGCGATCGCGGACGAGATGCTCATATGAGGACCTTCTTCTTGACGGGGTGGAGTGCGACTGCGCCGTTGCTGCCGGCGGGTTGCCGGCGCAGGACCGGCTCACCGGCCAGGAGGCCGATGCGGGCGTCGCCGAGCAGGTCGAGCACGACGGACTTCGCGCGGCGGTGGGAGGCGACCAGTTCGTCGGCCGCGGTCTTGGTGGACTCGTAGGTGAGCCACGCGTCGGCGGGGATGTCGACCGCGAGCTCGCGGTCGATGCCGGGGTGCAGGGTCCGGATCGCCTCGTAGGTCGCGGAGTGCTCGTCGATGGTGGGCTCTTCGCCGGCTTCCAGAGAAGCCATGAACTCGGCGGCCGCGGTGCGCAGCAGCTCCTGGTCGGCCGGGTCGGCGTTGATGACGTACTCACGGAACTGGCCCTGGGACCCAACGAACATCGGCAGGTAGCACACACCCAGGTCGAACACGTCCAGGTACCACTGCGCCTGGGTCAGGTAGTACGGCGGGACCTCGTCGGTGTCTTCCGTGCCCCACTCGTAGTCGTACAGGGCGTACTTCGCCTCGACGATCCCGACGCGTTCACCATGGTGGCGCCGGTCCGCCGACTCGCGGGTTCGGGTGTGGGCGATGAAGTCAGGGTTGGCGATCTGCCAGGGCCGCTGCCGGGACGCGTAGGTGCCGGCACGGCGGCCGACGAGGTCGGGGTGCTGCTCCCGCCACCAAGCCAGGATGACGGGCTCGAGCCGGCGGCCGGCGTCCATCTCGTCCTTGAGGTTCCGGTCGGGCAGGTTCCCGGATTTGCGGTGCCACAGGGAGTAGTGCGAGTCCCATTTGGACAGGCCCAGGACCGCGGCGATCTCGGACCCGCCGAGCCCGTGGGCGCGGGCGGCGGTCCACTCAGGTGACTCGACGGGCCACGTGCCTAGACGGACGGCGCTCATGAGCCGACCTCTCGGTCCCACTGGGCCAGGTCGGTGCCGGGTGCGAGCTCCTGGTCGTACACCCGCTCCGTGGGTGCCCCCACGCACCGTCGTACCCATTCCTTGTGGTGCGCGCAGATCCGGAAGAAACCGGTGGTCCAGGTCGGCGTACCGACCCGAACAAACACGACGTGCACAGCGGGCTCGTGGCACCCGCCGACGTCGCAGCGGTCGGCTTTGATGCGGGTCCACCAGCGGATGGCCAGGACGATGAACCCAGTCCAGGTGCCGACCGTGACCAGGAACGAAACGACGGAGGTCATCAAACTTCACCGCTGAACGCGAAGTGCCGCAGGAACGCAGTCCCATGCGCACCGCACAAAGGCACACCAGCCGGCTCATGCAAGGCGACCCGTGGGCAGAACGTGCACAGCGCAATCGGCTGGGTGTCGTCCTCGAGGAACGTCACGACGCGACCGCTGAGGGGTCGAGCATGTCCTCGAGCAGCTGCAGCGCAGTGGCCCGCTGGGAGTCGGCGAGGTCCCGGACCTGCGCGCCGACCGACAGCGGGTGATCCCGGTAGTACTGGCGGGCGGCCTTGTAGGCCGCGTGGTAGCTGGGCCAGTAGCCGGCAGCGACAGCGCGAGCGACAGTGACAGCGGCAGCGGCAGCGACAGTGACAGCGTCAGCGACAGCGTCAGCGTCAGCGACAGCGGCAGCGGCAGCGACAGCGACAGCGCCAGCGCCAGCGTCAGCGTCAGCGTCAGCGTCAGCGTCAGCGACAGCGACAGCGTCAGCGTCAGCGCCAGCGTCAGCGTCAGCGTCAGCGTCAGCGTCAGCGTCAGCGTCAGCGTCAGCGTCAGCGTCAGCGGCAGCGGCAGCGGCAGCGGCAGCGGCAGCGACAGCGCCAGCGTCAGCGTCAGCGTCAGCGTCAGCG